TGTATGCTAAGCACCGTTTTTTACCATCAACGGTGGTATTTAAAATTTTGTGATGATTTTGTGATGATGGTAGTTAAGTTTTGTGATTTTGTGATTTATAATTGAAATATGGCTCTTTATAATAAGGCGGATTTTGCTAGGCTTTGTGGTGTAACTACCTCATACATAACGCAAAACGTTATTAGAAATAAAATTGTGATGACTGGTAAATACATTGATGATTCAATATCACAAAATTGGGGATTTCTTGAAAAGAGGCGTGAGGCTTTGAAAAAAGAGGTGAATGAAGTTGATGAAACTACTGCTACAGAAACCAAGGAAGTAAAAACGGATAAAGCTAAAATACCCAAAGGAAAAGAAGTAAAAACGGATGCTGATGTAGAGGGTACTGGTTTGCACCAATTGGAGAAAAAAAAGAAGGCTTTAGACATACAGAAGATAACCGAGGAGATTGAAATATTAAAAGTAAAGAAGGATAAGCTGCACGGGGTAGTAATACCTACTGAGCTAGTAAAATTGGTAATGAGCCAGTTCTCTGCCTCTATTGCTACAAGTTTTAAAAATGGTGCTGAGAATTGGTTGATTGAAATAAGTAAAATTGCTGGTTTGAATAGAACCCAAGTAGCTGAAGCCAGAGGCAAGCTGATAAAAGTAATTAACAACTCTGTAAATGAGGCCGTGGATAACAGCAAAAAAATGGTGGCACAAATACAGGCCGAGCATACAGAGAAAAGAGAAGTTGGAGAAAAAGAATAAACAAAAAAAATATGGCACAAAACTCAAGCATACAATGGACTGATCACACTTGGAATATTGCAGTTGGTTGCACCAAAGTGGATGAAGATTGCAAGTACTGCTATATGTACAGGCAAAGTTTAGATAATACTAGGTATAATCCTAAAGTAGTTCGTAAAACAAAAACTATATTCAATTTGCCATTAAAGATAAAAGAGCCTTCCAAAATATTTGTAAGCTCATTAACGTATTGAGGTTTTGTGTCTGTGCCTAAATCCGAAAAACAGATGTTAAAATTCACTCTAAACTTTAATAAAAAAATGGTACAAAAAAAATCGTCAACAGGCATAGCACAAAACCCATTGTTAGTTGCCGTTCATTCTCCAAGTAGGTCAGACTTAAAAAATGTGGTTAAGTGTACAAGATGCAAAAATAAACATACAATTGGTGAAAGGGTTTGCAAGCGGTCTGACCCTGTATATCTTATATGGATTGAGGTTTGTCCCAGGTGTGCTTGTAAAAGCTATTATGCAAATGGCAACTAACGTTTCTCGGCTTGCCGTCAGGGCGGGCTTTTAACCACAAAACTTGAATAGAATTACTAACTTTTAAATAACAACAAAATGTCAAACGAAGAACTGAAACCCGCCTTGCGGCAAACCGATGTTATCGGCTGTTTTTCTTTGGAACGTGAAGAACTTAACCCATTTGTCAAGCCTTCCAATAAGCACGGCAATAATGGGTACAACACTTATCAATCAGGAAGAAAGCCAAGCCGTTGGAAGGAAGTGAAGTTTATTGAAAATGTTACCAAAGACTTTGCTATAAATATCTGGTCAGGATATGCTAATGAAAACGGCTGGCGTATTGTAGATTGGAATAATGGCGAAATTGTCGCTGGTGGTCGAAGTCGGTTTTAAAATAGCCGATAACGGTTTGTATTGGCGAAGAAGCGGACTTTTACCACTGAACTTGATACGAAGCACAATTGCCAAACCTACTACAAATGTTCATACGAAGCACTAAACCCGCTTTTTTGCCAATACTTTGTTAGTGGCTGATGCGGATTTTTAGCACTATTTTTTAAATAAGTGAAAATAAATTTGTTTTGTATTGTTTTTGTATATACATTTGCATTACAATAATTAAGGAATAAAATGAATTGGATTTCATTTACAACAGAAACAGGACTTAAAGCAAAGTATCAAGTCAGTGGCGAAGATTTGAGAAATGATGTGAAAATTAAAATAGTAACATCAATGCCAAGAAGCTATTATTATTCAGCTTTAAACGAAGCTGAGGCATATTATGATGAAATAATTTTACCAACCTTAAATACAAAACAAAATGGCACAAACAAGATTAACTGATTATCCAAAAGATACTATTTTGGAAATAGTTGAAACTACATTCCATGATTATCCATTAGGAACAAAAGTAAAAGTAATTAATAGTGATTGGCACTCATACCACGTTGTAAATATTACAGATATTGGTAAAGATAAAAGATGGTGGTGGGTTAACGAAAATCAAGTAAAACCAATTAATTAATGGAAAAGAAAAAACGAGATGTAAGCCTCCCTAAAAGGTTTAATTCAGAAGATATTAAGAACTGGCAAGAACAAGCTAATTTAACTACTGGTGGTAATCTTACCTTGTGGATGGAAAACACTTTGAATAATGCTGTAAAAAAGCAGAATGTCAAATCGAAGCAGTAACGTAGCATTTGCCACTAACGGACGGGTATTTGCGCTCGTTTTAATGGCGCAAATACTGTGTTACCAGTAGTAGCGGTTGATTAAGATAAAACTAAATTAGAAACGAAAATAAAATAGCAATTATGGCACAGATACACGATGATTTTGAAAAGGCGATACTGCAATGCCGATTTAAAAAAGATTACAACAAGCAGTACGATTACCAAATGTATGATGGCACTTGGTTTTATAAACTAAATTTTGAAGGGTACGCTTATGTGCTTTACAAAGAGATAAATATTTATGTAAAACCACTTATGTGCCTTTTCAAAATATACAACAAATTTGCAAAAGGAACGGCACAAATAGGATTGCATTACGCTGTGCCTATTGCACACTTTAGAGAACCGCAAAAGCTAATTGACATAATTGCTATTTTAACCGATAAACTTGATGAGAAGGATTAACGTAGCTATTACTGGTAACTATTATATATACGCAACACCATATAACTATTTAAAAACCAAACAATTAAATTATGAATATCGGAAAGTATGTTGAATTGTATTCCAATGATTTAAAGTTGAAAAACTATAGTGATAATACTATAGAAAATTATTGTTCACAGGTTGCTATATTTTTGAAAGATCATGAAAAAGTGGCGACAAAGCCTTCTGAGATTTCGGAAACTTTAATTAAAGAATGGCTAATGAAAGCTAAAACTATCAATAGTAGAAAGCACCGAATCAGTGCTGTGAAGCTTTTTTACAAACTTACTGGTAAACAGCCTTTGAAGTTTAAATATATAGAATATCCTAAGGCTGACAAAAAACTACCTATAGTACTTTCTGTAGAGGAAATACAACGTATGTTTTCAGTTTGCGAAAATTTGAAACATAAAGTTATAATGGCTTTGCTTTATTCTGCAGGTTTACGGGTTTCTGAATTGATTAACTTAAAATGGGAACATATTGATCGTTCACGAATGATTATCAATATTATTCAAGCTAAAGGGAAGAAAGATAGACAAGTTATGCTTTCCGAGTCGCTTATTCCTTTGCTTACTGATTATTACAAAGCTTATAAAAGCAAAGTATATGTTTTAAATGGGCAGTTTTCAGAGCAATACAGTAAAAAAAGTGTGGGTGAAGTAGTGAAGAGTTTGGCTAAAAAAGCAAAGATAAATAAGCGAGTGTATACACACTTGATGCGCCATTGCAGTTTTACACATATGGTAGAAAATGGAACAGATGTTAATTTGATTCAACGATTGGCTGGGCATGCATCTGTAAAAACGACTGCCATCTACACCCACATTAGCCACAACCTTATAAGTAAAATTAATTCTCCATTGGCTAATATTAAATTATAAATGGTAACCACCGACTACACCTACCAAATCAGCGAACTTTTTGAAGCAGCACGGTTTCAGCTTTCTGATACTTTGCCTTCGGAGTGGGGCGAACAAAACCGTTTGATGACTCCTGATGTTTCGCCTCTTCCTGGTAAGTTGAGTTATAGAAATTCACCCTATACCCGTGACATTGTAGATTGTTTGGCACCGAGCAACCCTGCCCGAATTATTGCTGTGATGAAAGGAGCTCAGATTGGGTTTTCTACTACGGTAATTGAGACGGGTATTGGTTGGATTATGTCTCAAAACCCTGGTAATATTATGTTTTTAGTTGGGCATGATGATTTGGTAGAGGAAGCCATAGCCAAAGTAGATCGGATGATTGATAATACTGGCATTCGTAAGCTGATAAAACCGACTATTCAACGGAAAAAAAACATGAAAACGGGTGATACTAACCGTTCAAAAGAATTTCCTAATGGTAGTTTGGTGTCTGGTACGCCTTCTAATCACAAGCTTTTGAGAAATAGATCGATTCAATATGGGTTTATAGATGACTTTGAAGCTGCAAAGAATAGCAGTAAACAATCGGGTTCAACGGCTGAAATGATAGAGCAAAGGTTTGCAGCTTATGTAAAAAAAATGAAATTGTATTACATTTCTACCCCTGAATTAAAACAAGGCTCTAATATAGAGCCTCAATATTTGCTTGGAGACCAGCGAAAATACCATATTCCATGCCCTTGTTGTGGTGAATTGATCAATATTGAATGGTCTATTAAGCGTGAAGGCACGGAAGAAATGGCGGGTATTACTTGGAAATTGACCGATGAAAATGAGTTGATAAGCGGTTCAGTAGGTTATATCTGCCAAAAATGTGGCGGTTTCTTTGACGATAAACAGAAAGATAAGCTTTTACTGGCTGGTGAATGGATTCCTACAGCCAAACCGAGTCAGGAAGGGTTTGTTTCCTTTCATATTTCTAGCTTGTACGCACCTAGCTATATGTACGATTGGGAGCATTATGTGAGGAAGTATTTACAGGCGTGTCCCGTAGGCCAAAAGCGAAATGAAAAGCTTTGGAAGACGTTTAAGAACCTGGTACTTGGTGAAACCTATGAAGACCAAGGCGAAGATATTAAGGCCAATGATTTGCAGCGCAATATTAGGCCGTATGAGATTAATATAGTTCCTGAAAAATTGAGTATTAAAGACGGCAATGGCAAAATAGTGATGCTAACCTGTGCAGCAGATATGAATGGGGTGGTTGAAGATGCCCGTTTAGATTATGAGGTGGTGGCGTGGTCGGAAAGTGGTAGCTCTTATTCTATTGTACATGGATCAATAGGTACATTTATTCCCCGTGAAAATACCATTAAAAATAAGGTTGATAGGGAGCGATTTACCTACGAACACGGCAAAGCAAACAGCGTATGGCCACTATTTACCCGTGTAATTGACCAAATATTTGATGTAGATACGGGTAGGCGCATGAAAATAAGCATTACAGGGCTTGATACGGGGCATTATACCACCAGTTATGCCTACCCTTTTATTGATAATACTAATCACACAGTGGTTGGTCTTAAGGGTAAAGACGAGAATAAATACATTAAATTTGGGGTAGATATACCCAATTTTCATGTTGCAAAGGAAAGAGCAAACCTTTATACCGTAGAAGTAAACCAGTTGAAAGACAATTTGGCTGAGTTGATACGCCTTAAGTATGATGAACGCATAGATGATTTTCAGCCTATTGGGTTTATGAATTTCCCCACGCCTTCGCAAGGATTGTATTTGCTGAATAACTATTTTAGCCATTACGAAGCGGAACAAAGGATAGTAGAAGAATCGAAAGACGGGCAAGGCATAGCTAGTAGGTGGCAAAAGAAAAATACAATAGTGCAAAATCACTTTTTTGATTGCCGAATTTATAATATGGTGCTACGTGATATTACCGTTTGGCTTTTTTGTAAATTTTTAAAGATGCAAAAATTGACTTGGAGCGAATATGTAAATCTTTTGTCAGGTAAAAATTGATTTTATGAAAAAATATTATATTAAAGCAAATGAGTTAAGAATTGGAAATTTGGCAATAGATCAATTAGGTAATATTATTTGTGTTACTGCTAAATACATTTTAGAGCAATATCAAAGTGATATTGCTGAAGATGATTATTTAAAACCAATCACACTTACTGAAGAATGGCTTTTGAAGTTTGGATTTAAAAGAAACGATAACACAAAAGTGTCTGATTCATTTTATTGGATAATGTTTGGCAGCTCACAATTACACATAAATCCTGATAATGGGGTAGTATGGATTTATAGAAACAAAAATATTTTCAATAATCCATGTCTTGTTAGACATGTCCACCAATTGCAAAACTTATATTTTGCTTTAACAGGTGAGGAATTAGATATTTCATTTAATTAATGACTTAATGAAATAGTAAAAGCTGTATTCTGTTTTTATTTTTAGGTTCATTCGTTGTGAAAACAATATAAACTTAAAAGTAAAATTATGAATATAAAAATGTTTCTATTAGGGCTTGTGGCTTTGGTCATGCTCACTTGTGTAAATGCTGGATATGCAGCTTCGAAAACCAAAACCTTTGATTATTCGGTTTCTGTATCTGATCAAAACCAATTTCTAGCTGTAGAGGCTATCACTATTGATGCTCCGGCAATTCAATATGAAACGAATGTTTTTGACTTAGGTAATTACACGGAAGTAAACTCAAATGATGGTGGTTATTTCCTTGATAGTTCGCCCGTAGAGTTGCCTACTTCTTTATTATACATTAAACGCTCAAATTTCAATTACGGTAATTACACTTATAAGCCCGCAATTAAAATTGAAAGCAAATATGCATCTAATCAGCTAAAACCGAGTTGGCAGAATAGATTTGTGCATGATAAAGTATAATTTCTATTGATATTTTTTAAAAAATAGAACACTCCGACATCAATGTCGGAGTGTTTTTTGTTTCCCACGGTTAAAACCGTGGGCTATTCAATTAAATAACTATGTTTAACCCACAGCCAAAGCCCGAAAAACGGGCAAAAAAACAGCCTAAACCACTGAGAAAAGTGGCTTTAAAGCGTGGAAAATTGGGAAATAACAACCATTTTTTATGCAGCAATGGCGAAAAAGTAACCCAATCGGTGATAGATCGCAACCTTTCTGCTTCTTACAAGGAAAAACACGAAGGCAAACTAAAGTTTGTGTGTGAAGGATGCGGAGATCAGGCGATAAACAATAGCCACATTATTGCTCAAGCTCGGTGCAAAGTATTGGGCAAAACAGAATTGATTTGGGATAAAAACAACTACTTCAATGCCTGTATGCGTTGCCACACAGCATGGGAAAGCTTCAAATCGGGTGAGTTTGTTGATATGCATATTACGCCTAAGGCTATGGCGTATTTAAAGGTGAATGATTTGGAGGGGTGGCAGAAGCGAATCTCTTATTTTTGATCACTGATTTGAAATGGATTACACTGATTGCACGGATTAAAAAAAAATCAGTGCAATCCTTTCATCATTTTAAAATCCGTGATGCTACTGCACTAAATAGAACTTCTTAACCTCCACAAACTCATTTCTAAACAACCGCTTACGGATATAGAAACCTTGAGGTTTTAAGATTTCGTTTCCGTACATATCATAATAGGTGGTTTGGGTAGGCTCTTCAAAATTGCTTTCGTTAATACCAGTGAGCGTGCCTGTGCCTGTGGTGGTATTTATTCCGCCTACTGTACCCGTAATAGTATTAACGCCTGTGGTTGTGTTTACTCCCGTGGTGGTGTTTATTCCTGTGGTAGTGCCCGTAATGGTATTAACACCAGGCAAAGTATTGACACCTGTAACGGTAGTTTCTTTATTTCGTTTGGCAATGACACCCGTAACGGTGTTGTAGCCAAATGCCACCTGCACGGTAAATACCCCACCTATATCTGAAGGCACATAGAAACCATATACACGGCTACCATCGGCATTTACGGGAAGCAAGTTCCACGAATTAACCGACTGGTAAACGGTGGGTTTGTTTGGGAAGTGAAACCGTATGCCTAAATCGTTGATACCTTTACTAGGTGTTAGTTTTAGGTTTACCGTTTGATAAGAGCCTAGGGGCACACTATCAGTTTTGGTAAATGAAGTACCTACAATTTTGTAACCATCGGCAAATGCCTGAAGGCTGAGTGTTATTAATGCAATTTTAAAGAGTGTTTTCATGAAAATATATATTTTAAAAATGATATTGTTAAAATTCCGTAAAGTATACAACAAGATATTATACCAACCATAAATGTAATTATATCAAAAACACTAAATAATTGGTATTTAGATATAAATAAAAAACAAATTGAGTATAACACATATAAAAAAACAATAACCCTTAAAGTGTTTTTAATTGTTAATACTTTTTTTATTTCTCCCATTGTTCGCTTTGTGTTTTTTTCCAACCAGCTTCAAGTAAATATTGGCGCATGGTTTCTTGTTTTAATGTTCCTTTAGCAATTCTTTTTTTCCATTCATGTGCTGTTTTACGGTTTGGATGACTGTTTACAAGCATCATAAAAGCATCTTCTATATTCATGGTAACAAAGGTAGTTAAAATGTTTTTATTCCACAATATTGTGGAATAAAAACTACAAAAAAATGTTGAAATAATTAGGAACTTCTATCAACCGCTTATCATAATCCCTGACATAAAAGCCTGGTGCTAGGTTTGGGTTGTGGTAATCTTGTAGCATGGTACCCCGTTCAATATTAGATTTGGCACTAGAATTGCGGGCTTTGCGCTCAATATCTTTGCGTACCCAACTCATGTGGTGCATGTGGGTGGGTAGCTCTACTACATGTGTGCAATTCACCCCACGGGTAGGGTCTGCATAAAAAGGGTATTCTCTAGCTGCTTTGGTGTGTGGGTGTAGCTGGTGAATGAATGGCACATAATAGCCATCTTCAGTATCAAACCGCCAAGTGGGTTGTTTGAAGTAGGTATATAGTTTGCAAACAGAGCCTTCTGCACCTGAGTCTATGTATTGCTGTTTGGCTGCTCCGAAATTGGTATACATTTCATCAGCATCAATGTGTAAAAAATGGGTGCAGTTTAGTTTCTTGGCTACTTCTAAACCTTGGTTTCGCTTGAGTATTTCGTTGTTCATACCACCCAATTTTTCAGGCACATATTCTGAAAACACAACTAATTCGTTGGGTATTTCATAACCTTCAATGGCTTTCTTAATGTCTTCCAAAGGGTTGTATCGTTCACCCCAATTAGAAAACGGCTGCCATACAATTATGTATACATCTACATGGCCTTTGAGGCAGTCCATGCTGTGGCGTAGGAGTTCTACTCCGTCCCAAACATTGTATATGGCAGCTAATTTCATTTATTTTTATTCTTGGTGATAATGTTTGAAATGCGTATTTTTTCTTTATGATCATCAGAAAAATGTTTTCCTTTCCAAACACCTACCTTTCCTGTATTAGGATGTATTCTTTTATTTGATTTAAATCCATGTTTTACATTTTCAGCACTAGTATTCCACTCCAAATTTTCAACATTATTATTGGCTCTATTTCCATCTTTATGATTAATTGTATTTTTATTTTCTGGGTTTTCAATAAAAGTTTTTGCAACCAATGAGTGAACTTTTATATTTTTTCTAAAATTACCTTTGCATAGATGAACATATTGATAACCATCTTTATCTATTTGTATTTTAAGTATTTTTTCTTTTATAGTTATTGGGTGTCCATTAGTTTGAATAATTTTTCTACATAAGCTTTTTACAATACCTAGTTTATTTATTTGAAAATAACCTTCAAAATCCTTTATATCTACAAATATTGAATTATCCATTTTATTCCGTTTTGAATGATAATTTAACAAATTCTTCAAAAGAAATAAAATCATTGCCATTTTTTTGCATGATGCAGTATACATTCCATCCATCGGTTATATTTCCCATAGCTGCATGTTCGCCAATTTCAAGCACTGAAACATTACATTTTTCCTCTAAGCTTTTATAAAATTCTTCTGTTACAAAATTAAATCCGTGATTTGGCCAATTGCCCGTTTTTGGGTTTTCGCAATAGATGATACCACCCACACGGCACAGATCAAAACGGTTTTTGCAAGCGTTGTAAAATGCTTCAGGTGAATGTTTGCCTTCTATACCTACGTGTTCGGTAGTGCCAGCGTCTACTACTAGGTCAAACTTTGTTTTTTGAGACAAATCAAAAGGAATTGCTAAATCTAAAATAGCAGAATTATTTTCTCCGCTTAAATCAATTGCTGTGTATTCTATTCCCTGAGATATGTACCAATCTTTTGCGTATGGAGCTGGTAATACGGGTTGATTATACATATTTTGCGCACCTAAATCTACTACGGTTTTAGGTTGGTATTTTTCAATGATGTTTTCAAGTTTTGAAACGGTAAAGTTGGTATAGCCCATTTTGTTTTATAATTAAAAATTAAATTCCTTCACTCCACATACATACACTATCAGCTACAGGCACTTTGCCTTTGTGTTCTGCGTATGCAAAATAGGTAGATTGAGCATGTGTAATTTGCATGTTCATTTGTTTGGCCAATATTGAGGCTACGCTTTGGTCGTGTCTGTGTCCTTTTACACGCATGTCGTTACTTACCTGAAGGTTTTCGTTGGTCCAACTACCAGGATAAGTAATACCGTCAGAAGCAGCTTCAATGTATCGATCTAAAAAGGCTTTGGCTTTTGCATCCCACGTATCAAAACCCATTACACAGGCCATTAACATTTTGCTTTCAAAGGCCTCTTGGCGGCTCATGCCAAAGTGTTGGAGACAGGCATCAGAAGTATAGTCTCCAATGGAGAAACCAATATTATCAAACAATAGGTAGCCATGCTCTTTGATGTGGTCAAAGATTGGCTCTATACTTTTGGTGGCATACACCACGCTATCGCACCAAAGCACGTATCTAGCACCTTCCTCTATAGCTTTGGCAATAGAATAAGCTTTGAAAGCATAAGGAACGGGATTATCTTCGGGCGTGCCTTTGTGTAAAGGTGAATTGATATGCCCGTAATCGTTGATGCCTTTAAAATAACCATCAAAACCCACTTGTTTGAGGCTTAATTCTAACCGCATAAGAGCCTTGGCATAATGCCCTACACCATCGGCAAATGATACTACTGTTTTCATCTTCCTATAATTATATTTTCGCCTGATTTATAAATAAAACTCCATAATCCATAGCTCATGCAATATTCAATGATCTCATCCTTTACGGCATAGTTTCCATTCCATTCAACACAAACAAGCTTGGTTTTGCCTAAATTAAATGTTTTTAATATCTGAATATCCAACCCTTCAGCATCAATAGTGATGAAATCAAATGAGTCTACGTCAGCTATGCTCAGTATTTGGTCAACTGTGATGACTTCCACCTCAATAGGGGTGAACTCTACTGACCCTTTCCAACGTTCTTTTTCTTTTTCATCTAAGGTACTCAGCAATGAAAAATCGGATTGGTCGGGTAGGTGTGGTCCTGATTCGTGAAGCGTAAATGTACCTGCTTCTATACCCACGGCTTTGCATACGCAAATTACATTGTCATTGGATTTGTGCAATGCAGCCAGTTTGGCAAATGCATTGGGTGATGGTTCAAATAGTATAGCTTTCCATCCACGCTCAATTAAGGCTAAAGAGTTGGAAAATGTTTTACCATCATTAGCACCAATATCGCATAACATCCCTTTAAATTCCCCAAAATACTTGAGAATGTGTTCTTGTTCTTGGTTTTGGCTATAGTTCATAGGTTTATTTTTTACTAATAAATTGATAATGATACATTTCTTTATCTATTACTACTTCGGTTTTTAACAATCCTAAATCATTGATTTGTTTTGCCCATTTGTAGTCTTCGCCAAGTGTAATGTGTTCGAACTTTACATTTTTCACTAGTTCGCGTTTCATCGGTACTATATGATTTGGGAAACGATAGTAAATACCGCCTCTAGCTTCATACTTTTCGCCTAAACGTAGTTTGAAATCTACTCTTTGAGCACCATCGGTGGTCATATAACCATTGAAAGTGATTACATCGGGTTCGCTTTCGGCTGCCTTTAGTATTTCGGTTATGTAGTATTCTGGCACCCAATCATCATCATCTAAGAAGACAATGTATTTGCCTGTGGCAGCAGCTATCAATTCATTCCGCTTTTCGCCTGTGGTTTTTGATCGATCCCATTCATGGTAAATAATCTCAACTGTTGCATTTCTAGCTTCCATAGGGCAAATACTTTGAAGGTAAATAAATAGCTTTTGAAATATTTCACTTCTTTCAGGAAGGGTACAGACTAGAATGGATAATATCATGCTAATGGAAAGTTTAATGCTTTGCGTTGTTGAAAGGTTTGTTTGCCTGTGTCCCAATTGGCAGCACTCCGTGTATAGGTTTCGTCATTTTCTGCCAAACCAATAGAGCAATGCAAATGCGGAAAGAACAAATTTTGTTGATCTATTATCCACCCGTTGTTTTTGCAAGTCCAATATAGGTCTTCGTCTACAAACATACTTTTGTATTGTGGATGCCAGAAATAGCCCAGCGTTTCATACAGCTTTCTATTCATTATGGGAATAGTAAGCACGGCTACAT